ACCTGGATGGTGCAGACCGGTCGCATACTGTGCCGGTCGGTCCGGATTTAGATAGAGTTTGCCCGGTCCTTGGGCCGCAATGGTCGGTAAGATGTAGATGATGTCACCGGCATTGCCGCTGTGTAGATAGGTCTTCATTGGTTGTATAGGTTTTCAAGATTACGCATGGCATCCACCCTACACGATGGGCAGGATGACAGCCGACGATTCAGCACCGTCCATGCCAATCTGTTGATGGTCGCATTCTCTCCCTCATCGAAACTCCATGCAAGATTCCTCTTGTAGGCTGTCCACTTTGGCAGGAGCTTGGAGAATTCTGCCTTCTGCTCTGCATTCATGAGTAAAGAGTCTTGGTGATCAATCTTGCAAGGATGGGGGAAATCCCTGCGAAGATTGGATTGACTCCGATTAGCATCAGAGCGATGAGCGACAGCCAGAATGAGAGACATTCGGGACAGGTGAACACATAGTATCCACCGAATATGCCATCTGGATTCATGGAGTTATTGAGAGCGAATGGCACTGCTGCACCGGCAATGGATAGGAGAATGAGAAAGATGTCAATGGTCATAGTTCGGGCAAAGTTAGAAAATATACGATGAAAATTGTGATTCAAATTTACAGGGGATGATTCCGGTTCGGCCATTTCGATTCTTCGCAATGATTGTCTCCGCCTCTTCCACCAATGGCTTCTCATTCTCATAGTACATCGGCCGGAAGGGAAAGATAACCAGATCGGCATCTTGCTCAATCGCTCCGGATTCGCGAAGGTCTGCCAATCCTGGTCTCTTGTCGCTCCTGCTCTCGCTATTGCGGTTCAATTGGCTCAGTGCAATCACCGTCAAATTGGATTCACCGGCAATGAGTTTGCATTGTCGAGAGATGTAAGCCACCTGCTGTTCACGGATTGCTCTTGCATCGTGTGGATTGATCAGTCCGAGATAGTCAATCACGACCATGGATATCTGATGCTTGGCTTTCATCATCTTGACCTTCGCTCTAATCTGGTCAATCGTCTGCCTCCTGGTATCGTCAATGTAGATTCCCATCCTTGCAATGTTATTGAGCCGCGCCATTGCCTCCAATTGTTCCTGAGATAGATTGGCTGTCCTGATGTATTCGCCATTGATGGAGTATTCAGCCGATAGGATCCTGTCCACCAATCCTTCCTTGGTCATTTCCAATGAGAAGAATGCTACCTTGTTACCGGCCAATGAATGCCGGATGGATAGTGCTGTTGCCCAAGATGTTTTTCCCATACCGGGTCTTCCGGCCACCACCCAAAATTCACCTGGCACAAGACCACCTGTGAACTTGTCCAATGTCTCCCATCCAGATGGCACACCCAATGTGCGAATACCTTCAGCCTTCCTCTTGGCGATGTCATTTACCCGGTCCACAGCCACCTTGTGAATGTGAACTCCATCGGTTCTATTGATGACTCCCAATTCATCCATCTTTCGCTGAGTATCTGCCATCAGTGTGAATGGGTCATTGTTGCTGTCCTGTGCTTTGTATTCCAATTCCTTCGCGATCTTGGCAAGATTTCGCTGAATGTACATCTGATGTAGTACCTTTATTTTGTATTCAATGGCACTGTCGCTGACATACTTGGCCGCTATCTGTGCTGTGATGACAGGCTTGAATTGGAGCTTGCCCATCTTCAGTGATACGGTCAATAGGTCAATAGGTTCACCGGCATTGGACAGCTGCTGAATGCTCCGGAAGACTGCCATGGTTTCAATCTCGGTGAAGAATTCCTCTGTGCATTCGGTGATGTGCAGCTGTGCCTTGGCTGAGTTGATGAGGATAGCCAATACCTCGTGTTCAAGAGTTAGGTCTTTCATAGGTTGTGCAAACTTAGGTCAATTGTGTATTTTTTTTGGGTAAGGCTCAATTGTGTATTTCAACTTGCACAAAAGTTGTTTTTTGCGCTTAGAGCTACAGTTGAAATAAACGTATCTATGCTTACGAGGTCTGTCCACTAATTTGAAACGATCTTTGTATTTTTCCCGAATCTCAAAAGATGTATATTGATCCGCAAGAGTCTGGCAATGTTTATCAATACCTTCTATTGTCCAATTTGTTCTTTTTGCGGACAATCCTGTATAAATCCAATTTGTAGCTTGGTATACTATACCCATATGGCCCTGTTGTATTTCTGCATAACTCACAATTATTTCTTTATCCACCTTCCCCAATGTATTGCCAATCAAATAACTTTCAGTATTTTTTGGTGTACCATCCTTAATCCATAACCTTGTCAGTTCAATGACATTATCTTTTTCTTCTATTCCACATATTCCGGCCCTAAGAGGGGATGATGACGGAGTACCATAAATGACCACTCCTACAATAGCTTTACATTCATTGCAGAATAACCCATAAGCAAAAGAACATGGACATTTTCGATGCAAATAATGATGTTCAACTATTACAGTCATTGCACTTTTGTAGTCAATTTGACGGATAGAAAAAAGGCTTTTTGGCCCGACAGATTTGAATAAGCATTTACATAATTTGCTATCATCTTGGAATAAATCAAGCTGTCTCATGTCAGTGTAGCGTATTCGGTTGATGATTTCTTGGTTAGGTTCTCAGGCTTGAACCAGACCGCAATCATCTTTTGCTTCCAATTCTTGACCGGCTTTCCATTGCCGTCCTTCCATTCATTGATTGAGTAGTATTCGAATGCCTTGACAGCTGTATCCTGGCTGTAGCCTTTTTCACGGAAAAAGTCTTTCACATCTTCAATAGATGGTTTCTTCTCTCCTGCACCTCTCTTCTTCCTATCTACAATTTCATTTTCATTTTCATTTTCCATATGTAGAACATATGTAGAAGATATGTTTTTCTTAGTACGATTCTGCCTTCGGCTTTCGCTGTAGGCTTTCCGTCTCTCTATTTCACTTCTCAATCTGGCATTATAGAACAGACCTTCTTTGTCTTTTTGAAATTTGTTCCAAATGTCTTCGTCATATGCCAAACATATGTTTAACATATCTTTTTCTGTGAGATGTCCTTTTTGATGTTGAAGACAAAGTAGTGTTATGTACTTGCCTTTCTGTTCCATGGTCATCAGCATTGTGCCGGTCAGGAAATCAGATGAGTAGAATAAGAATGCAGGATCTTTCATGTAAAGCAAAAAGCCTCGCCATTTCGCTGTGTGGAACCATCCCTGAAGGTAGGATGCACAGTTACTCTGACGAGGCTTTTGTTAGTTGAGTATAACATTTTCTTCAATCATTCGGGCAGGGTTCCAATCTGCGCTTTCCGAACTTGTTACAAATATAATCTACATCTACCAGATTGCAAAAAACCATTCATTCTTCATTGGCCGATACTTTGCATCTATCACCGAGCCGGTCGGGAAGAAATCCATCAGCCCATTGCGGATATCCAACATCTTGGCCGCGAATCTCTTGTCAGTATCAATCAGGTCTTGAATAGTCTTGACTCCGTGAATGGCTGTGGAATGGTCGCGCTCTGTATACTTGGCCATCTGTAGCCAGGTAGCTTGGGTCAAATCGGAAGCGAAGTAGTAGAAGACTTGCCTTGGGATTACATATTCCTGGTATCGTCTCCGGCTGGTAGCTGCATCCAAAGGCACATTGAATACTGCGGAAACGTAATTCCAGATGCAATCCAGAGCATCGGTGAAGACATCGTCTGTGTAGCCAATTCGCGGAGTGCCATCTCTGCGATGCTTCCGCTGTAGTGGAAATGTCATGGCTGCTTAGTGCTAAAGATGGATCGTCGGAAGAAATTGAATGCATCCATAATGATGGCAGCATAGTATACCACCATGAAGACAAAGAATGCGATGAGCATGATAAAGTATCTCATGACTCCATGTGCATTGCGGCAAGTGCTGCCACCTTCATGGCCTCGCGCATTACCTTGTTGACCTTGTAAGATTCAGACAGCCTGGCCAATGCTCTGTTCAGCTCCTGCTCTCCCTTGCCTTTCACATACTCCATGGCCTTCTGATATGCTTCATCTTTCGCATCAAGCCATGGCTTATTGTCATCGCTCTTGGCCGGTGCTGATGGTGGAAGGCTTGCCGCATTGGCATCGTCATCTTCATCAGCGACCATTCCGAGGATAGCAGCCATGGCGTATCTCCGGCCATAGGTGATAGCAGAACCATAGCCCTGCGGATCATTCTTCTGAGCCTTCAGATACAGGCTTCCGGAGATGTATTGACCGGATTCATGGACCAGGGTAGTCACGATGGATATGCCATCGCAGGCATTTTCAAAAGTCTGAGTGATGGCCAATCCATGCTTTTTCAGGACAGGCTTGGCTGTCTCTGCAATGCTCTGCAATGTGGCATACTTTGACCGGAAGTGTGGATTGTTTCCGTCTTTCGGTGCTGTCGGCATCTCGGCCTGTGCCTTCACAATAGCTGCGAAGATCTCTTTGGTTTCGGTTGAATGTATCATTTCGATTGAATTAGGTTTTGCTGAACCCATCCTGGAAAGCCTTCTAAATGATATTCCCAATTCTTTAACCGAGAATTCCACCTTGACTCCACTACGATGGCTGTGATTTTACTCCTTCCAAATGTAACCAATTGGCCGGATTGATAGCGCAATTGGCGCGGTCGGCAGATGAGATTGAAGAGTCTCATATTGTTGCCTCCTTCCGGTAAATTCGCTGATGGTGAATGACACGATTGTATATGTCATTGAATTCTTCTTCAGTGCATGGCTCTGCATTGGTCATTACTTGCATTGCCCATTTCACGGCATCGGGTCCAGACTCACAGCAGATCTTGGAAAGATGCATGGAAGGATAGTAGTAGACTGTCCAGGCACATTCATCAGACTGTACCCATACGGCTGATAAGCCATCGATTGATTTGAAATAGTTCATATGTTTTTAGGTTGAATTTTTGTTGCTTCGAAAAGTCTCTTGCGATATTGCACACTGATCACCGGCTTGTCATTATACTGAATAGCCAATCGATGCTCTGTTCTGATTCTCTGAATGCGAATGAATCGCATCCACCTTGTGAAGTCAGTCATTGGTCACCTCCTCAATTCTTGCCGATGCTGCATCGTAGTACATGAATCCATTGTCATCAATTGACAATTTATTCTCTTCGTGCTGTGGCTCTGTGATTGTGCCATCGGAGTGAAGGTAATCATTCCTCATGTGCATCCATTCTTTGGCCTGCTCAAGACTGAAGAATTCTTCTTCGTAGCCATAGCGACCTCCGCCCCATGGTTTGTTTCCACCCATCAGAGTAGAGAGCGATGAGATCTGATAGACTGTCGGTACGATTGAACGTACGATGTAGGTTTTTTGTGCTGTTTCCATGTAGCAAAGGTAGTATCAGGATTTATTCCCGCAATACCTTATGCACAAAATCTGTGGATTATGGCAGAATATTTACCGAATCATACCTTTTGATTACTCAAATAGGCAATCTGTTTCTGAGGATGAACCCAAATAGGAAGGCAACACCCACCAGATACCACAGCCACCATGGCCGGATACTCACCTTATTACTCACTATGGTCTTGACATAGCGGATGGTCGTATCCCGGCACTCTGCCTGGACGAAGATGCTGTCACCTGGTAGCCTTACCAATCGAATCCGCACACGATCGCGATCTATCTGGATAGTATCGTAGTAGCTGAGAGTCTGGAAGTCTACCAATGTATCGGTGATTGTGCGCTCTATTCGCACCGAATCCCACAGCTCCACTGTATCGCTCTTCCATCCACACTTGGCCACAGCCTTCCGGCACTGTCGTTCGGTGCTGCACCCGATTAGCAGCAGGGCGG